ACCATAGATGATGTGGTTATGGTAGCTCCTATCATAAAAGAATATATGGATACTGCTGTTCGTAATGATGAACATCTGGTTAAATTGGCTGGTGTATTACAAAGAATCATATCCAAATCACAGGGTGAATCAGATGAATCAATGTTATTAAGTGATGAAGAAAAGGCTGACTTAATGGGTACACTTCAAGATACTGTAGCTGATTTAGAAAAAGAAAGTCAAAGGCTTGAAACTATAAAAGATAAAACAATTCAAAAAGGATTTTCGGAGAGTTAAATGAGTTCAGTAATTACAACATTAGATGATGTTTCTAGCAAAGATGTTCTTGGTACGGTTGTTAATACTCCTATTTATATTCAATTTGTACCTGGCTATTGTGTTGAAGTTATCCATTCAAAAGATAATTCAAGAGAAAAAGGTGACGCTAGTATTAATACAATCATAGCAATACCTCACATAAAAAATCCTGATGTTGTTTATAATAACAAAAAAACAGCAGAAGAATCGTATAGATATTTTCCTTTATTTAGAACATCACATGATGTCCCATCAAAGGGAGATCCTGTGTTGCTGTGTACAATTGGTAAAACAAATTATTATATGGGCCCTTTAAACACAATAAATAATAACCCAACTTGGAATGATGATTTAAATTATACTCCTGAAAAAATATTTGAAAATGATGCAATAGGTGATGTTACTGAAAGAGGAGTATCTGGTGAAAGTCCCAACTTTGATAAAAGTATTTCATTTAAAAGACTCATTAAAAAAAGAAAAGAAGAACTTGATGGTTATGCTCCAATAGAGAATGAAACTACAGGTGATTATTTAATAGAGGGTAGACATGGGAATAGTTTAAGAATAGGAAGTCGTAGTACTAATCCATATGTATTTATTTCTAATCAAAGAAGTGAGGAAAATTATACTGAATCATTAGCTGATGGTTGTTTAATAAGTATAACTTCCGATGGTACTTTAGCGCAACACTTTGGGGGATTTTTAGATGAAAAAAGTGAAAAATCATTTGATGGTTTTGTATTAGCATCAGACATATTATCTGAAGATTATTTAAAAGGAACTATGAGTGATTTGATAACATCTATACCTGAAAATGGTGAACAAAATGCTCAAGAATTAATATACAATTATTCTGATAATCAAATATTATTTCAATCAGATAGAATAACTTTAAATTCAAAACTTGATGATATTTATTTATCATCAAGACAAGATATACATATTGGAACTGGTAGACATCTAACCATTTCTACAAATAATAATTTTATAATAACTTCTGAAAAAATATTTTTTGGTAATCCAGTTGGAAGAGAACCTAAATTAGGAACAAAAGATTCAGAAATTGATGAGACTATACAAAAAGGATTAATGCAACCAATGGTTTTAGGAGCAACATTATTAAGTTTATTAAAAGAAACATTAGAAATTATAAAAGGAGCTCAAGGTTTGTGTCAAGGAGCTCCATTACCTTTAGCTGATGAGACTGGGGCACCAGGCGGTGTAAACGCTAAGATAACACAAATAGAACAAAAGATAAACCAAATTTTAAGTAATAAACATTTTATAGAACCAAATACATAAGAGGTAAATTATGAAAAAGAAAAAAACAAATATAAAAACTATAATTAGACAAATCGTTAGAGAAGAAGTTGCGATGGCTATCAAGGAAGTGATTACTGAATTGAAACAACCAACTCAATCTCAACCTAAAAAAATAGTTGAGAAAAAATCATTTACATCTAATTCAGTATTGAATGATGTATTGAATGAAACAGCTAATGGTGAAGATTGGAAAACATTGGGTGGTAGTGAGTTTACATCAGACAGAATGAATGAATTAGTTGGTAAAAATTATGGTGATATGATGAATCAACAACCACAAGTTGTTCCATCAAGTGACCCAATGAGTCAATTTGTAAATAAAGATTACAGAGAAGTTTTAAAGAAAAGTGAAGAAAAATCTAAAATGAAACACGGAAGATAATAATGAGTAGGGGGTTAAAACAAGACATAATTGATGCTAAAATAGAAACTCTAAAATTATCAGGAGCTACTGAAAAAGCAATATTTGAAGCTCAAAAAAATGGTTCTCCTGTAGAGATTGAAGCTGAAATGATGAAAGAAGCTATAGTTAATTTTTTAACTAAAGCTGAATTTAGAGTTACAAAGCTTAATGCACCAATTACTGTTGAAGAATTAAACTCCCCCCCTTTATCAGTAAATATTGAACTTGAAACTTTACTTGGTGATAAAGCTCCGATTTTAGAAACCTTAAAAAAGGTTGGAAATTTAATACCTGGAGTCGGACAGGTTGTTGATGAATTAGTCAACCAACTTGAAGACGCTATTAAACAGGCAATAAACCCATTATTAGAAGGTGGAGCTAAATTACCTTTTCAAATAGGAAAGGCTGTAGGTGGGTTACAATCTAAAGGGTATGTTAACATAGGTGAAGATCCAGACTCTGTAGATAATTTTGATGTTGATGATGAAGATGGGCAAAGAAACTTTACAACTGTTAAATTAATCAGAGACGATATTGAGGACTTATTATAATGGCTATTAAAGATACATCAAGAAAACCTTATATTCAAGATAATGATACTAATGTCAAAATTGGTATTGATTTACCAATTCGTAGAGATGATGTATTAGGTGGATATTTTGCATCAACTTCAACAACCATTGAAGCTGTAAAAAACAATATAAGAAATTTATTAAATACTAATGAGGGTGAAAGATTTTTTCAACCTAACTTAGGTATGAATTTAAAAAGACTTTTATTTGAACACATTACAAATGAAAATTTAATTGGTGTTCAAGATGCTATATTGGATAAAATAGAATTTTGGTTACCTTTCGTTGAAGTGAGAGACATACAAGTCGCAACTTTAGAAAATACAACAGATATTGGAGTGAATGAAATCAGAGTAAAAATATTGTTTAACATTATACAAGATCCAAATACTTTGGATTCAATAACTTTAGATTTTAATAGTGACATATCAGAGGGAGATAGATAATGCCAACATATGGTAAAAACAACTTTAAAGAATCAAATGTAAATTATTTAAATAAAGATTTTGCATCTTTGAAAACATCATTGATGAATTATGCTAAATCTTATTTTCCGGACACCTATCGTGATTTCAATGAAACATCACCTGGTATGATGTTGATAGAAATGAATGCTTATGTTGGAGATGTATTGTCATTTTATATCGACCAACAATACCAAGAAATGTTGTTACCATTAGCCGAAGAGAGAAAAAATATAATTACGATGGCTAAGATGTTTGGTTATAAAGTAAAACCTATTGTTCCTGCGTATGTTAATGTGACATTTAAATCAAATGTAAACGCATCAAGTGGAGATACTTCAAAAGTTGATTATTCTAATGCTAGTGTGTTTGATTCAGGTATTCAAGTACAATCATCTACAAATTCAGATATTATTTTTACAACATTGGAACCAGTTGATTTTAAAATTACAGGTTCAGATGATACTGAAACAATAAGCACATCAGATGAAAGTGGTTTAGCTTCAACTTATGAATTATCAAGAACTGTAAAAGCCGTGAGTGCAATTGAAAAAACAATTACATTCCAAGTTGGAATACCTGAAAAATTTAAAACACTTACTATACCAGACACAAATGTTATTGATATTATTTCTTGTGTAGATTCAAATGGAAATGATTGGTATGAAGTTGACTTTTTAGCACAAGACAAAGTTCCAATTTCTACTCATTATACGGATGATGATATGAGAGGTACAGCTTATGACAATACTTCAAGTGATGGACTTCAGTCAGAAACTGCAGTTCCTTTTTCTCTAACCTATAGAACAACACCTAAACGATTTACTCGTGAAACAAATCAAAATAATACTACTTCATTGGTATTTGGTAATGGTATATTAAGAGATGGTAATGTTGTAGATACTGACTATATTGATTTAGAGCAAATTGGTATTGTGATTCCAGGTCAATCTAGTGATTTAAATGATTCAATAGATCCATTATTGGGAAATGAATACTCAACATTAGGTGAAACACCAAACAACATAACTTTAACAATTACTTATCGTGTTGGTGGTGGAATTAATTCAAATGTTCCAAGTGGTGATTTAACAACTGTAACGGGAACTGTTACAACTGCTATTAATGGTGGAGCTACACTTGGTACTGTTACAAATGATACTCCAGCTCGTGGTGGTAAAGATGAAGAAGATACAATTGAAATAAAAGAAAAAGCAAAAGCATTTTTCTCAACTCAAAATAGATGTGTGACGAAAGAAGATTATGAAGCTAGAGTATTAAACATACCAGCAAAGTTTGGAAACATAGCTAAAGCATATGTTACGAGAGAAGCTCCTGAAATTGCTGGTGATTCCAATTTAACTCTACTTCAAGAATATACAGATACAAGTGATGTTGTAAGAAATTACTTAACTGATTATATAAATGGTACTATTTTTGGTGGGTTTGTTGAAAGTGGAGATGTAGAGGGTCTTAGAGAACAATTAATTTTAGAACTTCAGACTATTCCAGCTAAACCAGATATATCTGATTTGGCTAGAGAGTTAGAATTAGGAACAATTAACATTTATGCATTAGCTTATAATAATTCAAAACAATTAGTTGGTAATCCACATTTTGATACAACAGGTGGAACTAATAATTTACCACCAACCTTAACAAGTAATATAAAAAAATATTTAGAAAATTTTAAATTATTGACAGATTTTGTAACAATTAATGATGGATATGTTGTTAACTTTGGTGTAATATTTGATATAATAGCTGAAAAATATGCTAATAAACAAAAGGTAAAATTAGATTGTATACAGAAAATTAAAGATTATTTTAGAATAGAAAAGATGCAATTCAATCAACCAATTTTTAAAAGTAATTTAGAATTTGAATTAATGGGAGTCGAAGGTGTTCGTTCCATTGGTCATGTAACAATTACACAAAAATTAGATTATAATTCTGAAGCAGCTGATGCTGATTTAAATAATGCTACTTATACTTATTCAAAAGACAATAATGATATTTTTATAGATCAGTCAGGAGAAAATGGTGAAGGTAGTGTTGGTTATGGTTACAAATATAATTTTGAATACGCACTTTCAGAAGACAAAACTATAATTAGACCACCAGAATTAACTACACCGACGGTTTTTGAATTAAAAAATCCAAATCAAAACATACAAGGGAGAGTTAGATAATGCATCATTTTATTTTTCCAAACCAAGACACTTGGGTTTCAAGTGGTTCATCAAATATAGATGGTGAGTCTTTCAAAGACCAAAATTTTGGAAGAGACCAAATACTTGAAATTAAAAAAGAATTTTTTAATAATACATTTGATTACCCAACGAGAGCATTAGTTCAATTCAGCGGAACTGAATTTAATGAGTTATCAAAGTCAGTAGCTGATGGAACAATAGCTTCTGATGCAAAATATTATTTAAGATTATTTGAAGCTGAAGGTAATGCCGAATTAACAGAAGAATATAAATTAGCTATTCAACCAATCTCACAATCTTGGACAGAGGGTACAGGTAAGTTTGGTGACAAACCAAAAAATACAAATGGATGTAGTTGGGAAAATAAATCTAATCCAATGGGTGGTACTGAAATTCAATGGAGTACACAAACAAGTGTTGGAAGTGATTATGCTAAAGCATCATTTACGATAAGTTCAGAAATACCATCCTCTTCAGCTCACGAATTAACAATTAATGGTATTGATTTTGTACCTGTTGAAGACGCTTCACTTTTTGACAATAGCTCTACTGAAAGATATGTGACAATTACAACCAACATAGATACTTTCGGAAAAAATTTATCAGATGCTATTGGGGTAGCATCTAGTTTAACAAATGTCTCAGCATCTTATATAGATGATTCCAATACATTAGTTTTATCTGGCTCAGTAGCTGGTACAGTTGGTAATGTATCAATAACTACATCTTCAATATCAGTTAATAATCAAACACCTTTTTTATTGGCTGGAACTACTGCATTAGCTGATGGTACAGATACCACATCTGGAATAAGTGGTAATGGTCCATCTATTTTAAATATTAGTCAATCAGAACAATCATTTACAAATCAATCTCCTGATGTTGATGTTGAAATAACTGATATGGTAAACTCTTGGTTAAATGGAACTATTGATAATTATGGAATGCAAATAAGATTTAGTGGAAGTCAAGAAACCGATAGTGAAACATTTGGACATTTAAAATTTTTCTCAAGAAACACACATACGATTTACTCACCAAAATTAGAAGTTCGTTGGGATGATTCATCATTCTCTACTGGTGAATTGAATGAATTGACAATGAGTGGATTAGCTGATAACTTTTTATATATGAAAGGTTTAAGAGAAAGTTATAAAGTTGGTGAACGAGTTAAGTTTAGAGTTGGTGCTAGAAAAAGATATATTCAAAAATCTTTTACTAACTCTGTTCAAACTGTAACTGGTTCATTCATAACCAATAGTAGTGGTTCATATGCGATTAAGGATGTCGCGACTGATGAGTTTATTGTTCCATTCGAAGATAATCAAGATGTGAGTTATACAAAACTAAGTTGTGATAGTGATTCAAATTATTTTATTCAATACTTAGATGGATTCTATCCTGATAGAGTTTATAAAATTTTATTGAAATTAAAATATGATGATGGACAAGAACAAATATTTGATAATGATTTTGAATTTATAGTTAAAAGGAAATAGTTATGGCTGATGACAATGCACAAACACAATATGTAAATCTGGAAAAATTATTAGATTTAGTAGCTGAGGCATTAATTGAAAGTCCCTTAGTTACAACACCAACAACTGTTGAGACTAATCAAACTTTTATAAGAAATGGAATATTACAAAAAGGTGCAGGTGAGGGTGTGTTAGCACTTTTTCAAAAAGAAGTAAAAGCCAATCAAGAAGATTTAAATGAAGATATTAACAATGCACTTTTAAATTATGCGAATTTACTTGATTTTGAAAACTATAGTATTTCTGTAGAGATACAACCTGCCGAATGGTATGAATCTGGATATCAAGTTGCAGTTATATCAAATCAAGAATTACCCACTTATGATATTACTAATTATGTTCAATCCAATGATGGTTTTCAAACAAATCCATTAAACATAAGTCAATTCATACCATTACAAAAACAATCATCAAATGTAGATGTTGAAAAAGCTGAAGAATATTTAGATACAAATATTTTTGAATTACTTCCAACGGGTGATTCACGACAATCAAGAATCATTAGGTTCTTTCAAGAATTAAATGCATTACTTCCACCTGAAGAACCTCAATTTGATTTAAAAGATTCCGAAGGTAATACTCCTGGCGATGGTAGAGTTGATAGAGGAGTTAATTATGATTGGACTGGTTCACTTGATTATAGTAAGGACAATAGTATTTCATACGCTCAAGATAATCAAGATGGAAACATAGATGAAGAAGATGCATTTATTCATAGATTAAAATCGACAGCAAATAATACAAATTCATCAAGAACTATTGAAGATATTTATAATACAATACTTCCCTATTTAACTGATATATTAGAGGATGAAATTTTACCTCAAGATGATAGACCAGAATATCAAAATAAATCAAATGGATATTTACAATTCAGAAATCCAAATCAGGGTATTATTATTCGTAATACAAATCAAGATTTTATTGAAGGGTTGAACCCAAGTAATTTAACTTATTTAGATACTTTATTAGATGGTAGTGTTCTGACTGAAGGTACTGGTTTTACTATAACAATGTGGGTAAGATTTTTAGACAAAGTATCAGAGGGTACATTGTTTAATTTTGGAAATCCAATAAGAGGTGTATC